CCCACCTTTGTAGCAGTCGCTGTTGTGGCTGTCGTCCAGACGAGCTTGGAAACTGGATGGTTCACCGCAGAACGCAGCGATTCCCACCCCTTCCACAACTCATTCGGTGCGTCCGTGAGCCGGGGGTACGGTACCAGCTTATTCAGCTGCGCGACCGCACCCCTAAGTCTCTTGGACACCTCCGCGAGAGTGAGGAAACGCGTCGCCTCTGTTGGGCCGAAGTGAACGGAGTCAGCGGCCTTGACCGCCGCCACCGTTTGCCTCCAAGCCTCTTCGAGGGTTCGCGTAGGAGAAATTCCATCACTCTCCTTGGACGTCAGCCCCGGAAAACTCTGTAGTGCCTCCTTGAACACGCTCCTCCAGAAAGGGTTAACGCCCTTCCCGGCAGGCAAGGTCCAAGATCCCACAAGAGGGAGAGCAGCGAGCCCAAGGTCAGCCGGCTGTGACATGGCGCAACGCAGAGCCCTAGCCCATCGGGGCCGCAGGGATGCGACAGCGCCACGCACGTCGGCGACCGGAAAGCCCGCGCCCCCCAGTTCGCGTGGAACGAACGGAGGCACACCGTTTCGACGGAGATTTTGGATCACACTGCGGTATCGCAGCTGGACAATGTCGCAGCCGACGCTACCCAGCAGGTCGGAAACGCGATGAAGGAGAGGGCCCCGTGCGAAGGCGGGGACCTGCTCCGGGCCGCTTGTTAGACGGCCCGGCTCCAAAATGCGTACCGATACTGTCGGGACGTGGGCGCCCTCGAGGACACGATGCAACTCTAACCCGCGCCGCCGAAGCGGAGCACGTGTCAGGCGCACCTTACCGAGCCTCAAGAGCTCCTCTGCCAGCACACCGTGAGTGCGCGACTCGAGATCCTTTCCATCTGAAGGCTCCCCAGCCGTGCGCTTAAGGCGCGCTGTGTAAGCGCTGCTGACCTCCTTGGGCCCCACACCCAAGAGGTCATCACCGACAACGCGAACACGTTCCCTTCGTGACCTTGTCCCCAAGTGGCCCTTGCCCGACTCCGACCAAGCGCCGTCCCACAACCAGAGGTTGTAGAGCGACAGCAAAGGCCAGGTCGTGCCGACGCCCATGAGAGCGCCGCAGGAAGTGGTCACCACCGAACCACCCCCGACGTGGAGCCGGAAAGCCCCCGTGCACACGCGGAAGCATCCTTCGAGGAAGGGCGGCAAGCCCATCTCCGATATCAGCCCCTCACGTAGACTATGGACCACTGAAAATGGCATTTTGTCGGATGCAGCCTTCATGTCCGCGCTGCGGGCTACTTCCCCCCGCACTGACGCGAACAAGGGCGCGAAAACCTTGGCTGGCTCAGCCTCGGATGGTCGCGACCGTGCGTCCGTTTCCAGACCGCCGAGCAAAATCTGGTTTAAGATGGCACCGAAGTAGGACACCGGCCCCTCGACCGGCGTAACGACGCGTGTCTTCTCGCCCCTTTCGGACACCACGCTCTGCTTCGCCCGTGGCAGATACGCGGCCTCCCATTTGCCCTTCGCGGCGGCCCCGTTGATGAATGGCAGCATCCTTAACCCCATGGCAGCGTAGCCATAGAGGAAATCGCGGTGACTCTCGGCGCTCTGGCCGTGGGACCAAAGGTCCACTCCAGGGAACAACCGATTGCCGACCGACGACGGAGGCCAGACTTCTTCAGATGCCATAATCTCGAAACCATCGAACCCGTCATCCAGTCTCAGGGCCTGTCCCTCTCCAAGAACTGGAGTAGGTAGCCTTTCACAGACTCGGACGAGGTCCGACGCGAGTTTCTTTGTAAATCGCCTAGCTTTC